TCAAGTTTTTTGGGCAGAAACCGACCCTCGTTCCGAAACGGATTTCACCTAGACGCACGGGCTACCACTATCTTAGGAACTGTCATTTTGGAAAAAGCCAAAATTACCAAGGGAATGACCTAACAATGTTAGGTGTTAGGTGTTAGGTGTTAGGTGTTAGGTGTTAGGTGTTAGGTGTTAGGCAAAAGAAAAACCCTGCACATGGCAGGGTTGGTGGGAATGACCTAACAATGTTAGGTCGGTGTTAGGTGTTAATCAGGAACCATGTGCAAATTAACTCCCATCTCTTGCAAGGCCTCGCCAATCTTTAACTGCACCTTGCTCATTTTGTCCGACAAGGACTCTTGCTTGCGATTGAACTTATAAAGCACTAACAACTCCTCGAGATTACGCAACTCAGGACTGCGATTGTGGGAGGCATCTCCACCTTCTGCTTCTACTTCGCCTTCTCCACCTTCTGCCGTATCTGCAACAGGCTTGCCGTAACGGTTTTCCCTTCCATAATCCCTAACATCTTTCCAAACCTTTGACGGGTTGGAATGGGCAATGGCCTTCAAACCTTCAAAGAACAACTCCTTCTCTTTACGGACTGCCTTGCCTTCATCGGAAGAATCCGTATGCTTCAACTCAAACCAATCAAACCCCCACTTGCAATTGAGTAGGCTTGCATATTCCACATTTGCACCGTATGTGGAGGCTTGGGCATCAACTGCATTTTGACGGGCTGTTGCAATTTGTGCATCGATATCTACTGCATAAGAAAATGAACTCATTTAACTTCTCCTCGGGTTGACCTAACATTGTTAGGTGGTTTTTAAAATTAACTACTAGGTTTTACTTCCACTTCTTATTCTTTACTATAGGTATAGTATAACACAAAATAGTGTCTAATGCAAGTTTTTTAGAAAGAGCATCAAAATATTTCGGAATGGGGTTGCCCCCATTCTTTCCCTTAGGCGAACAACTCCCAAGATATTTTGTAATCGTGAGTAGCTTGCCCATCTAAATAAAACACAATCCAATCCGAAGAAGAATCATCTCTCCAAACTTCTAGATAATTCATAGGTGCATTACGCTCGAATACTTTAGTAGTAGCATTCCATGTAAAACCCCATTCCAATACTTTTTTGATTTTGTCTGTTGTGTTCATTTTATTTCCCTTTCGTTTTGTTTACTGTGATTATAATATAACACAAAATAAGACATAATGCAAGCTTTTTAGAAATATTTTTTAGTTTTTTGTAAACGACCTAACAATGTTAGGCCAATGGGTAAAATAAGGAAAATATGGATATTATAAGAAAAGTAGGTGTTTTTCTTACGATATTTCTTATAATGCAAAACCCCCAAAGTAAAAGGCTTGGGAGAGAGAAATTAGTATAATATAAGAAAATATGATAATTTAAGATATTGAGAGTAGGTTGCTGAGACTTGGGAAAAAGAGAAAAGAGCATAAGAGAATTGCACCTTGCAAAGGCCTCTCTTTAGACTTGCTCTCTCAAAATTATTGGGTTTTCTTATAATACCCCAAAAACGCTTGTAAACCGTTGATTACAAAGGGTTTTGTATTGTAAGAAAGTGTTTTTGGTTTTCTTACAATAGGTGTAAGTCCTTGATTTTAAAGGCTTCTATTATAAGATTATTTTCTTACGATTGCCCTAACATTGTTAGGCCTAGTGGAGAAGGGCTACCCCTCTTCTAAGAACTGTCATTCTCAATGACGGATTAATGAGCAAACGAACACTAAGTGCTACCCCTCTTCTAAGAACTGTCATTTTTTTAAATTGATAAAACCCTTTACAACTATTAAAAAAAGTGGTATGCTATCAGCATACCAGTTAAAAAAGCCCTAACAATGTTAGGGCAAAAAAATACCCTGCACATGGCAGGGTTTGTAAGTAGTGTGGTTATTATTTTTTAGGCCAATTTAACTTTTCTAATTCCTTGGTTAAGCCTATCTTATCTTGAGTAACTGTATCTATTCCAAAATTTGTTGCCATGTGGATAGCATCGTCTATCCTTGCACTACGCCCAAGGTACAGGCCATTGGTTACTGCGTAAAATAATGCAACTGCTAGAATATTAGGATTCGATAAATGTGCGTTCATACTTTTCCCCTTGGGTTAGTGATACCCTAACAATGTTAGGGTATCGGTTAGACTACTTAATCAGGAATCATTGTTACATCAACATTTAAGGCCTGTAATGCTTGGATGATGTAACCCTGTGCTTTCCGTAAATCTTCGGATAATGCCTCTTGTTTACGGTTAAACTTGAATAGCACAGTCAATTCTTCGATGTTACGACGGACTGGATTACGGTTATGTTTAGCATCATCTGAACCCTCACCCTCAACACCCTCACCCTCAACACCCTCTACTGCGGGCTTACCATATTTGTCAGTCCTAGCATGGTCTCTAATTTGTTTCCATGCTGTGCTAGGGTTACTGTGCCAATCCTTAATCCCCTTACGGAATCGGTCTCCCTCACCCCTTACTGACTTACCCTCATCGCTAGTATCATTGTGCTTTAATTCGAACCAATCAAAATCGTGCCACTTTTCATTTAAGAGTTTAGCGTATTCAACATTCGCACCATATGTGCTTTCATACTGTGCAATTACTTTAGCCCGTGCATTGTCAATCAATGCATCGATGTTTGCTGATACTGTATTAGTTGTAAACATATTCACACTCCAAGTTAGGTTATAAATTAAGGATTAGTTTCCTTTTCCTTGTCTCTATTATACTCGATTTGTAACACAAAAAGCAAGTTTATCGAAACATTAATTAGATTTATTTTAGGGGGAAAATCACCCTAACTATGTTAGGCCATGGAGACCCCCACACCCCAAATAGGAAAAAAGGATTGTTAGTTACACTATACTCACTAATCTGCACAAAGGATTCAGCGTTTTAAAATACCCCCCGGCATCAAACATGATCTCCTTAACCCCCCTACTCCTACTTGAATATCCACAGATCGGCATCAAAACGTACCTTAAAAACACCCCCCATACCCTTTTTATTTTGCATACCCCCGGGGGGTATATTTTTAAAATATAGCTTTTTTATTTTTTTATGTTATATTACGTTTTACTGGAGCGCACCCATATCGCCCTGCATATGACTATTAACGTAGAACCTACTAAAGACCACTTACCTCCGTATGACATGACGGATGTGGAAACTTCTTCTTTTGCTGAAGAGTTAGCAGTAGTAGCCAACACCCAAGACTTGCTGGAACAACTAGGTCCGCTTCCTGAAATGACTAAGGATGATGCGGTAAAGACGGCTACCATTTTAGATGCCGCAGTAAAGAATCAAGACAAATCAAAATTATCTAGCCCTCCTGTAGCATTTGCTGCACGAGAGTTTTTACGAGTATATAGCTCTCGACTGGCAGCAGAGATGAGCGATGTACGGTCGGCATTAACAAATAAGTTACTAGAACTTGCCAACTGCGGAGACCCAAGGTTTGAACTTAAGGCTATTGAGTTACTAGGAAAGCACTCAGATATAGCGCTATTTACAGAACGGTCCGAAGTTACAGTTAATTATAAGAACTCCAGTGATTTAGAGACTGCTATTAAAGAGAGGGTTAAACGTCTCCTCAATGCTAAAGACATAACTCCCATTAGTCCCATCTCTCATCTAGACGATATTCTAGGGGTGGTAGATATGGGTGAGCCAGTAATGCAAATAGAGACTAGTAGATGAGTTTCTTAGATAATGTTACATTAAGAGATATTCCAAAAATACTGCCTCTTTTAACGGAAGCGGAGCAAGCTAAGTTACTAGAAGAGCTAGAGTTATTAGAGACATTAAAAAGTAAAGAACTGGCGCAAATAAGGTTTATGGCTTTTGTAAGAAGAGTCTGGCCTTCATTTATTAATGGAAGACATCATGCAGAAATGGCAGCAGCTTTTGAAGAAGTGGCTAATGGTACTTGTAAACGGCTTATTATCAATATGCCTCCCCGTCATACTAAAAGTGAATTTGCTAGTTACTTACTACCTGCTTGGTTTTTGGGCAAATTCCCACATAAAAAAGTCATCCAGACCTCGCATACCGCTGAGCTTGCCGTGGGCTTTGGTAGGAAAGTCAGAAACTTGGTGGATACAGACATTTATAAATCAATATTCCCGGGAGTTGGCCTCCAGTCTGATTCAAAAGCAGCTGGTAGGTGGGCAACAAACAAGGGCGGAGACTATTTTGCTATCGGTGTTGGAGGGGCTGTTACGGGTAAGGGTGCGGATATCCTCATTATTGACGACCCTCACTCAGAACAAGAAGCCACAATAGCGGAAACTAACCCAGAAATCTACGATAAGACCTATGAGTGGTACACATCAGGTCCACGACAGCGACTCCAACCGGGCGGTGCCATAATAATAGTGATGACAAGGTGGTCTAAGAAGGACTTAACGGGCCAAGTTATCAAAGCGGATGCGCAAAGAGAAGGAGAAGGCTGGAAAGTTATAGAGTTTCCTGCACTTTTTGAAGAAGATAGACCCCTTTGGCCTGAATTTTGGTCAAAAGAAGAGCTTTTAGCACTAAAAAATGAACTTCCAGCAGGAAAATGGCAAGCTCAGTACATGCAAAGCCCAACCAGCGATGTCAGCGCTATCGTTAAACGGGAATGGTGGAAGATTTGGGAGGAAGAAACGCCTCCATCTTGTGAATTTCTTATTCAGTCATGGGATACAGCGTTTCTAAAGACGGAAAGGGCTGACTATTCTGCTTGTACGACGTGGGGTGTGTTCTATAAGGACAATGATGTAGGAACTCCTTCGGCTAATATTATTCTCTTAAATGCATTTAAGAAAAGGATGGAGTTTCCAGAGTTAAAACAGAGAGCTCAGGAAGAATATAAAGAATGGGAGCCCGATGCTATGATTGTTGAGGCAAAAGCAGCAGGTTCTCCTCTTATATTTGAGTTACGAGCAATGGGAATACCTGTACAAGAGTTTACACCTTCTAAAGGTAATGATAAGATAGCAAGATTAAATGCGGTTGCGGATATATTTGCAAGTGGTAGAGTATGGGTTCCTAATACACAATGGGCAGATGAGTTAGTGGAAGAAGTTGCAAGTTTTCCCTCAGGCGAGCATGACGACTTAGTAGACTCTATGTCTCAAGCTTTGTTAAGATTTAGGCGTGGTGGGTTTATTAGATTAGATTCTGACGAGCCTGACCAAATTAGATATTTTAAACGTCGTCAACCGTATTATTAAAGGTTAAATATGGCAATTGAAAAAGCATTGTATCAAGCCCCGCAAGGGTTATCAGAAATTGATAATGAGCTTGAGCCTGACCTTGAGATAACTATTGAGGACCCTGAATCTGTTGAAATTGGTATAGACGGAGAGCCTATATTAAGAATAGATGATGAGGAAGAGGAAGACGACTTTGGGGCTAACCTTGCTGAAGAAATGGGCGATTCCGAACTTCAATCCTTAGCCAGTGAGTTAATTTCTGATTTTGAAGATGATATATCTTCCCGCAAAGATTGGATGCAAACCTACGTTGACGGACTTGAGTTACTAGGTATGAAGCTCGAAGAACGTAGTGAGCCATGGGAAGGCGCTTGCGGTGTATATCACCCACTACTATCCGAGGCATTAGTTAAGTTCCAATCGGAAACAATGATGGAGACTTTTCCGGCGGCTGGTCCAGTTAAAACTGAGATTATTGGAAAAGAGACTTCCGAAAAGAAAGCCTCAGCAGCTCGTGTTCAAGAGGATATGAATTATCAATTAACTGATGCTATGCCTGAGTATCGCCCTGAACATGAGCGTATGCTATGGGGATTAGGTCTTTCTGGTAATGCGTTTAAGAAAGTTTATTACGACCCTAACCTAGGTCGTCAAGCCGCTATATTTGTTCCAGCGGAAGATATTGTTGTACCTTACGGCGCTTCTAATTTAGAGTCTGCGGAACGAGTAACGCATGTCATGCGTAAGACCGAGAACGAAGTTCGTAAATTACAAGTAGCTGGGTTTTATTCAGATATTGATTTAGGCGACCCAGTTAATTCTTTAGATGAAGTAGAGAAAAAAATTGCTGAACGGATGGGTTTTCGGGCTACTACTGACGACCGATACAAAATATTAGAAATGCATGTTGACCTCGACTTAGAAGGTTTTGAGGACAAAGATGAAGATGGTGAGCCTACGGGTATAGCACTACCGTATGTTGTAACCATTGAGAAAGGAACAAACAATGTCCTTGCTATTCGACGCAATTGGGAACCTGACGACAAGACTTACGCAAAACGTAACCATTTTGTACATTATCCGTATATTCCGGGGTTTGGTTTTTATGCTTTTGGCCTTATCCATCTTATTGGGGCTTTTGCTAAGTCTGGTACTTCCATTCTACGTCAACTTGTCGACGCGGGAACCCTATCAAACTTACCGGGTGGGTTTAAAACCCGTGGATTGCGAGTCAGAGGGGACGACACCCCGATAGCTCCGGGCGAGTTCCGTGATGTGGACGTACCGTCAGGTACTATGCGGGATAACTTAATGCCGCTTCCTTACAAGGAACCAAGCCAAGTATTACTAGCATTAATGAACCAAATCATTGATGAAGGTAGAAGGTTTGCCGCAGCCGCAGATATGAAAGTATCTGAGATGAACTCGCAAGCCCCTGTGGGTACAACTCTAGCTATTTTAGAACGGACCCTTAAGGTAATGTCTGCGGTACAAGCTCGTATTCACTATGCAATGAAGCAAGAGTTTAGACTTTTAAAAGTTATTATTGCTGATTACACGCCAGAAGAATACAACTACGAGCCAGAAGAAGGAAGTCGCAAAGCTAAGAAATCTGACTACACCCAAGTAAATGTCATCCCAGTCAGTGACCCCAATGCGGCAACTATGTCTCAAAAGGTTATGCAATATCAAGCAGCTTTGCAATTAGCCCAGACAGCCCCTCAGTTATATAACTTACCTGTTCTACATCGTCAGATGTTAGAGGTGTTAGGGATTAAGAATTATCAGAAGTTAGTCCCAATTGAAGAAGATAAGAAGCCACAAGACCCTGTGTCTGAAAATCAAGATATATTGATGATGAAACCTGTTAAGGCTTTCTTATATCAAGACCATCAAGCTCATATACAAGTCCATATGGCAGCTATGCAAGACCCTAAGATTATGGCGCTAGTAGGTAAAAACCCTCAGGCTCCAGCAATGCAAGCGGCTATGATGGCCCATATTAATGAGCATATTGCTTACGAGTATAGGAAACAGATGGAAATGCGGATGGGTATTCAGTTACCTGCCCCAGATAAAGACGATAGTCAAACTGGTATTCCAGAAGAGATGGAAGTACAGATATCTCAGATGGCAGCCCAAGCAGCAGGACAGATGTTGCAACAGAACCAACAAGAAGCACAAGCGCAGCAAAATCAACAAATGCAACAAGACCCACTCGTCCAAATGCAACAACAAGAACTTCAGATCAAGATGCAAGATATGGAGCTCAGAAAGCAGAAGATGCTTTTAGACGCCGCCACTAATGAAGACAAGTTAGATATTGAACGCCAGCGTATAGCATCACAAGAAAAAATTGCAGGAATGCAAGTAGGAGTAAAAGCAGCTAAAGATAGAGCTGAACTTGAATCTAAAGAAAAGATAGATGGTTTAAGGATAGGTTCTGAAATCGCCAAAACACAGGCGCAAATGAACGTAGCTAAAGCTACGCCGCAGAAAGGTAATAATGGACAAAACGCTCGAAATACTACTGAAGGAATGTAGAGACAAGCGCACACAACTAGTTGACCATGTCTCCAATGGTTCAGCTAAGGATTACGCAGAGTATCGCGCAATTTGCGGTGAGATACGAGGTCTTCTCACAGCAGAGTCGTACATATTAGACCTTGCAAAAAATTTGGAGAGCGCTGATGACTGAAACCCTTGATTTATCTCAAGCAATTGATTTACAAGCAGTAATGCATAAGAAAGCCGAGGAAAAGGCTACACAACTTCCTAAACCCTCCGGATACCACATACTCTGTGCAATTCCCGAAGCAGAAAAAGAATTTGATAGTGGGTTAGCTAAGGCTGACGAAACTATGCGTTATGAAGAGTTATTGACTACTGTGTTATTTGTAGTGGACTTAGGACAGGATTGTTACGCTGACAAAGAGCGGTTTCCATCAGGACCTTGGTGCAAAAAGGGTGATTTTGTTTTAGTTAGGCCCAATGCTGGCACCAGACTTGTTATTCATAATAGAGAGTTTCGTATCATAAATGATGATTCTGTAGAAGGAATTGTTGATGACCCACGTGGAATTAGGAGAAAATAATGGCTGAATTTGACAAAACTGAGTTTAAGTATCCAGACGAGGTTGAAGATAAGGGTAAACCCGTAGATAAAGAAGACGACTTTACTTTTGAAATAGAAGACGATACCCCACCCGAAGATCAAAATATAGAACCTTTAGATGATGCTACTGTTAAAGCTTTAGATGAAGATGATCTACAGAGCTATTCTAAGAAGGTAAAAACCCGCATCGACCAAATGAAAAAGGTTTGGCACGATGAGCGTAGAGCCAAAGAGTCTGCTATTCGTGAGCAACAAGAAGCTGTGTTATTTGCGCAACGGGTAATAGAAGAAAATAAACGACTTAAAAGTACTCTTTCTGAAGGTGAAAAACAGTACATAAGTACAACCCAAAGTGCCGCAGAGCTAGAGTTAGATGCAGCAAAACGAGCTTATCGTGATGCGTATGACTCCGGAGAGTCTGATAGAATTGCAGAAGCACAGCAAAGAATCACAGAAGCTAGTATTAAGCAAGATAGAGTTAAAAATTATCGCCCCTCTTTACAAGAGGAAGAAAATAGTGTACAAATACCTCAACAAACGTATCAACAGCAAGAACAACCAAAAGTTGACCCAACAACATCTAAGTGGCTTGAAAAAAATACTTGGTATGGGCCAGATGAGGAAATGACAGCTTTAGCTCTTGGTACGCACGCAAGACTTGAAAGAGAATTTGGAAAGGGCTATATAGGCTCTGAAGAATATTTTAAACGTATAGATCAAACTATGCGCAAGCGGTTTCCCGAAAATTTTTCGGAAGAAGTAGAAACGCAAACTGGGGACGACAAGCCTAATTCGCGCACTGAAAGTAGATCATTATCAGTTGTTGCACCAGCAACGCGGAGCACAGCGTCAAAAAGAATAGTGCTAAAAACAAGTCAGATGGCAATAGCCAAAAGACTCGGATTAACCCCCGAGCAGTACGCTCGTGAAGTGCAAAAACTGGAGAAATAAATGACTACTAATAAACTTGCTCGCGAACTAGATAACCGTGAAGCTGCTGAACGTCCGAAGGTATGGAAACAAGCTGAGCTTCTCCCTGAGCCTGATAAACAAGCTGGTTATAAATATAGATGGATTCGTACTTCGACATTAGGTGCAGCGGACCCTCGTAATCTTTCAGCAAAACTGAGAGAAGGCTGGGAACCTGTAGGTGTTGAGGAACAGCCAAAGATGCAAATGTTAGTTGACCCCAATAGTCGATACAAAGACAATATTGAGATCAGTGGACTGTTACTCTGCAAAACTCCAGAAGAGCTGGTTGACCAACGAAACTCACACTTTCGTAATCAAGCAGAAAATCAAATGGATGCTGTAGATAATAGTTTTATGCGCCAAAGTGACCCACGGGCTCCACTCTTTAAAGAGAGTAAGTCTACGACCACGTTTGGTAAAGGTAATTAATTTAACTTAGGAGTTTAATATGGC